GTTATAGTATCATCATCCGTCTTGAACTCAAATATAACTGAACCGTTTGGATTGGTTCTAAATTGCGCTATAATTTCACATCCCGATAAATCTCTCGGCTCATAAACTTCACTGTCTATCTCCGTTTCATCTTCTATCTTGAATTTGAAGCCATCCCAAGTGTCGCCTTTTTTGTGGTCCGCTATTAAATTTGCCATTATCCTTGTCCTTTATTTTTCTTAGTATAATTCTTTGAACTCTTTAAAGATGACATTTTCGTTTTTGCGTGAATGCCTTTTCTTCTTACTTTAATCTTAACCTTCTTATTAGTTTCTGTATTCTTTGCCATTAATCAATTAAAGTTATATTAATATTTTTTGCTATTTCTAAATTACCTTGACTACTTGGATGCGTTCCATCTGACATATATGATTTATAAATTTGATATGTAGCACTTGATGATGGTGTAGGGCTAAATGAAGATGGAAGAGTTAATAAATTACTTGTATTTGATTGAATTACTCTTACTTGACCAACTGAAGAGGGGGTAACCGTATCAGAAACAATTGCTACACACCAACCTCTATATTGGTCTGTTGTCCAAGATTGAGTAGTATCTGTAATTGAACTTGATGCCATTGTTGTTGCAGTTTTTGGACCGACTACGGGTGCTTCTGATATTTTAAAAAACCCTCCATTTAATTGTTGAATTCCACTTGAATTATATTCAACCCATTTTGCAGTAGGCATATATTTACATTTACTTCCTAATAGATTTACCATATTAGGAATAGATGTATAATTTATTGTAATTGACATTCCGCTTGTTGGAGCTGTAACAAAACTAATACCTGAAGCATAAGAAATACCATTAATAGTTGTTTGACTTAAATAAGTATAGTTAGTACTTACTGTTTGTAATGTGCTATTTTTATAAATTTGCTCTGTTCCAACTATAAAAGGTAAATTTGATATAAATATTAATGTAGTTCCGTCTCCGCCACTATAAAAGTCATAAGAAATCCCCCCATTACCTGATGCCCTTCTCATTGGTATTTCGTTTATTATTGTTGTATTTGTTGAGCTTTGTGAAATCCAATTATTTAATTGCCTTCTATTTACTTCTGATAAAATTGAAAAAGATTGATTATCTATTGTTACCCAATAATCAGTTGATGAAGTTTTAGGTAAAATATCAGATTGTATAAATGTTTTTCCAGCAGTTAAAAATCTTTTAGCAATAGTATAAATACTTGAAATTATAGTTATTGAATTGTTTGCTAAATCATTTGTCCCATAATTACTCCATACAGTAGAAGCAGTATTTGCAATTAAAGACCTTTTCCATCCAGAATTAGCAGCAAATTGCAAAGCAGTTTCTCCTGATTGACCTAAAAATATATTTCCGATTGTAGGATTTATCGAAACATCATAAGGTAATGTATTTATTTGCGACATAATTGACCTTAACATAAAACCACCTTTTTGTCTGTAAAAACCATAATCTGCAACACCAGCTGAAATACTATCACCGATAATTGCACAAGATTTTTCATAAGAAATAGCATTATATCCTAATATATTTATTGGGGAAAAAATATTAGCTGAATTTAATACAGTTCCTGTTTTTCCTTCTAAAGTATAATCAACAGAAATATTTTGATACTCGCCCGTATTACTTCCACCTGCATTTGTTCCACCTGCAATCCCACCTCCAACTGGCAAATACAATGCTCCAGTTGGGTCTACTGATTCTATCGATTGAAGTGAAGCACTTGTTGGTATTGATGTAATTGTATAAGAAGTTTCAAAATTAATTACACCACCGCCATTGTCATAATGAGAGCCACTTCCACTTCCATTTGTTACTGTTGTCCAAACTCTATATCCTAAAGCTCCATTTATAGCTGTGGGACTTGTTACTATCATATTTAATCCACTTGCTACAACAGTTGATGTACTTGTGCTTGGTAATGATTCATATCCATTTGGATAAACTATTGATATACATACTCCATAAGTTCCATTCAATGAACTACCTGAACCACTCGCTACAACAATTGGTGCTGTAGGAGCAGATGAACCTATTGGAGTTCCATAACTTTTAACAAAAAACTTTGTATTTTTTAAAAATGTAACTGGTAGTGGGTCGCTTGTTATTGTTTCGCCCGAATTTATAATTATATTATCATTACCACCTCCAAATGTTACTCTATAAATTGGGTCTGCAATATTTTCATTAATTGTACTTCCCATAGGCTGAATAGAAGCTCTTACCAAAATTTTATTAGTATTTGGAGTTTCGCCCGTTCCACCTGTATAGATATTAGAATAAACTAATTTAACTGCATTTACATCTAATTGTGGAACACATAATATTCTTGATGTTTGAGATGTTGTAATTCTTGCAGTTCCTTTATTTACATTAGTACCTATTGGAATCCAATTATTAGGTATATCAGTTATACTTACTGGGAATCCATCTTGTGTTATTTTTACTGGAAAACTTGTTGCCATTTTTATTTAATTAATTAATTATCTTCAACTGCTGCTATCCACATTCTTGTTCCGTCTGGCCAAAGTTGATATATTGCGTTTTCAATTCCTTTGTTTTCGTCATTTAATACTTTTACAATTTTCAAAATAATAGGAGTAGGTAAAAGTAATAATGATGCGTAGTCTGAAACCTCGTTAAAAGTTTTCAATCTAGTTTGTTTACTTGTTCCATCGGGGCTTTCAGAAGTATCTGAAACATCAACAACATAAGTAATGTCTTCATCACTTATTACCGTTAATTCTGGTAATTCTGATATTTTTCTATTAGCCATTTTGTGAAATTAAATAGTCATTATTTTGTAATAAGAAATAATCGTAATCTTGTAATAATATCCTGCCTGATTCTAAAAATCCTGTGTCTGCCAAATCATCAATAAATAAACTTCCTTTCTCTTCTTTTCCTGTAAATGTTACCTTAAAACCATTAAAACTATTCTTATTACTTCCCGTTTCATAAGTAACCCCTCCGCTTTCCATCCCGTTGTAAAGTCCAAATATTCGATATAAGCCGTTGTTATCTAAAAATAACAATCTGTATTCTAAAGTATTTAATAATTCAATCCGTGCTATATCTGAACTCCGAAAAGCTAATGAGATTGATTGATTAAAAAACTTCCCACCCTCGTTTTGTTCCTGTGTTTCAGAAGCATTTACAACCTCAACACTCGCAAAAGAATAAATAAATGTATAAGGAAAAGAAACAAGATAATTATCAGCCGTTATGATTTGACTTCGTGAATATTTTTGATACTTACATAGCCAAACTTTGCGAACTCCTGCAACACTATCTTTGCATTTCCTATTATATCCGCTTACAATTTCCATCCAAAATTTGCTTTAACTTTTTGAGCGTTCACTTCGTCTTGACAGGTTTTATATTCTGAAATTGTATTTTTACAAATCCATTTATTAAAACGACCGATATACATTTGTGCTAAATTATGATACTTCCCTGCTAAATATTGGCATTCATCTTTTGAAACAACCTCTATTTTATCTCCTGTGTGTTTCACAACACCTCCATTATCTACAACATAAGAAGCAATTTCAATATACTGAGCTACTGCTTCGTGTTTAGTAATTGGCTTGATTAAATCAGTATATAATTCAAGATACAAGCCCTCTAAATCATTGTTTTCTTTATCAGTTTTGATTTTATCATATAACAAACTGCCCAATAAAGGCTCTATTACCGATATTTGAGCGTCATTAATGCAGAAAATATATTTATCTGTATCAGTATTACCACTTAATATGGTCTTACTTGTCATTTCTTCGGGTGTAATAAATAGTAATTCAGCCATTTTTTTATATTTCGTGCGGTGCTATTCCCGCTATTCCACTTGCTCTACTTTCTTTTGGTTCATTCTTTGGATTATTAACGTCGATCTTAACTCCTTTTTTACGATATGTTAATTTCTCCCAATAATGTTTACAAGTTCCGCCTGTAAAATTTGCACTTAATAACCCACCTCCTTTATACTTCCATATTGAATAAGGCTCATTTGGCGTTGGGTGCATTCCGAATCCCGGATTAACATTATTATTACCCATTAATTCAATATCCTCACGTCTGTAAATCTTATTCCTACGCATCATTTCTTTACAAAAATCCCTTTCAGGATTAGCATTACCTGCGTATCTATAACGATAAATATAATAATCAGTATCCCATTTAGATTTTGCGTTTGGTATCGCCGTTCCACTGCTTACCGACGCTAAACTTAATCTATCTTCTTCTTCATAATCAACGGGTTTAACTTCGATTAATTCATATTCGTCAAGATTTTCATCTTCTCCATATAAATCTAAATCAATCTTTTTTTTTTGTTCCGACATTTGAACACTTGTACTTGGTTCAGTTAAAGGTACGAAATATAAGTCTAATACTATATTATAAAAATTTAAGACTTCCTCAAGCGCTTCCGTGATATGTCTTTGTTTCGGTTGTATAACCCTTTTCATTAACTGTGCTTCCGCTTCGTCAAGTTCGTTAGCATTATTTCCTAAACCACCCTCTGACATTATACCAAATAATTTTGGACTTACTACCTTATGGCCAGTCATTATCTGCTGTCTGCTTTCGCTTGTCAAATATTCCCATTGTTTGTGCTGTGCATCGTTTACGGGAAATGGTATAATTTCAATCTTGGCTTCAGTTCCTCGAAAGTCTAAAACAAAACTCATTGCATTTGGCGAACCTGTTAATTTAGCTTTTATCTTGCGTTCAAATTCGTCTTTTTCTTCTGGTGTCATTGTCCCACCGTCTGGAACTGAAATAATGTAACCTGCGCTTAATCCTTTTTTAATCGAGTTGATATAAAAGTTTGCCAATTCCTCTTCCATTTCTGCGTACGGAAGTGCGGACAAATAATCAGGGTCACTAAAATAATTTTTACCAGCCTTATATGGTTTGATACAATAGATTTCAATATTCTCATTTGAAGTCCCGAATGATGGGTAAAATATAGGTGTATTCTTTTGTATGTTAGTCCAATCTTTAGAATGCCAATACCCTTCAATTATACCTTCTTCATTTTCTAAAGATGGTACTATCTGCTGTTTTGGAATATGGTAAATTGCCCCTAAATCTTTTTTATTTTTTGATTTAATAACTTGAAAAGAAGCCTCACCAAACAATTCAAAGTCCGATATAATTTTACGTATTTCTTTAGGTTGGCAAGTTGCAATAAAATTAATCCACGCACTTGTGTTATTATTTTTAGCGCGTAATCCGTTACCATAAATCAGATTGCAGTAACTATCTATAATTGCACTATTGGTAGGTGAACCATTGAATCTATCAATAACGTATTGATAAAATGAATTATTACGCCCGTTCAAAACCCAATTTTTAGATTTGTTTTCCTCTAATTTCGGTCTAATATAATTTGATAATTGCAATAGTCTTATATCGTTACTCATAATAGTAATGGTCTTTTGTTGCTTTAAATTCTTGAGGCGTTTGCGATGTTACAAATATCTTATCTCTATAAACTACTTCGTTATCTTCGGTTAATTTAATTTGAAACTTTTGATTTTCTAAAAAATCAAAATCAAAATGCAAACTTGAAACTCCATTAATTGTACCGCATTCGTTATCTACAATAGTTGTTTCTTGTGTTGTTTCATTATATAAAGATAGTTCCACCACTGTTGGGTGTAGTCTAGGAATAAAATTAATAATATGGGTTGTATTTTCTGGATTTAAAACTATCATACTATTAAACTAAAAAACCCTATTATTGTTATAATAGGGTTTAATAACCAATCCAAAAACTATCTTAATCAATCAAAGCTAAAAAGTCCGCTATTGTATCTGTATCTAATTTAGGGGATAAACTTCCAGTAGTCGAAACTCCTGTAAGTGTATAACCATTCAACTCAGCTTTTGCCCCTCCTGTAGATTGCACTACGGTAAAATCAATACCATCATCAATTCCGATGGCATGGTAAATTCCATTTCTATCTTTTACAACTGCCATAGGAAACCCATAAGCTAATAAGTTCATTTGTGCAGATGTAGTAGCATCTATTTTTTTCAAAACAAAAGTACTTGTTTGAGTATTTACGGACGTTCCTGTATTTCTATCAGGCACTAAAGATTCTGAAACATTGTTGCCATCACCTTCTAATTCGTACTCAAAAACTACTGTAAGAAGTGGATTGATTGCCGTAGCTATTCCACTTGCATAAGTAAAAGGATCTTCGACAAAATTAAAAAGATAAAGTTTTCCTAAACCGCCTAAACCTTGCTTACAGGCTTTTGCCCTTCCTGCTGTTAAATCACAAGCCATAATTATATATGTGTTATTTTAAGGGGGTAACTAAACCCCCTTTGTTTCTAATTATTAACCTCTGTAAAGAACAATCTCTGCACCATACGCATAACCAACTGCTCCTGTGAAAACAACTTTAGTTCTTACAGTTCCGCTCAAGTCGGTTTCATCCATATCCTTAACTTTGATTTCGTTATGGTCCGCCAAAAGTCCTGTCACGAAAGTTACATTTGCTTTTGAATAAGCTACCATAGTGTTGGCATTCAATCCTTTAATTTCAGTCAAAGTATATCCGTTAAATCCAAACTCACTTGGATTTTCAAAAGTACCATTGCTACGGGAAAAAGCGCCTTGTTTTTTTCTCAATGCTCTTGCAACGTTTGTTGAAACTCCCATAATCAAATCTGTTGCTCCTAAAACTGCATCAGGAATAGCATCGATAAAATCTGCCAATTCAGCTTCTACATTTGTATCAGTAATAGTTGTTGGAGTTGCTACGTCTATAACAGTTGCATCTGCCAATAATTGAGCAATAAGACCATTGAAACGACCTGCTGAATTGTCACCTTCCCAAATATCCACATCAACTTTACGTGCTACTACTTTACCCATTTCAAGTAAAATAGCCGCTTGTTCCGTTGCTGGTAAACTTTCGTTATGAGCAGAAAATCCCATTTCTTTAGCTGACCATAATTGTCTAAAATCTTCTTTACACATTTCCTGATTCCACATTACTTTTTTAGGAGTAATAGCGTATTCTGTCAAAGACAAATCGCCGCTTGGTTCCCATCCGCAAGAGTAGTCAACGAATCCGTCACCTACGTCTATTTTACGCATATACACAGTCGAAACCACGTTAGGCATAATTGAAATCAAATTTTGCGAAAGTGTGTTACTTTCTTTAATCATAGCTGCGATATAACCGCCTGCTACATCTCCCACATAGTTAGTGGTAATATCTACTGTTGTTGCCATTTATATTTTATTTATTAAATTGTT